AGCGCGAGCAGCATCAAGGTCGATACCGAGTTGAATAATTTTCGCATTTTGGGTCTTTCGGAGTTGGTCGGTGGTGGTTTGCAGGTCTTGCTCTTTTGTGCGGGCGGCTTGCTCAGCCACGAGCTGGGCCGAGGTTTGCTGCAGTTTGGCGGTGTCCCACTCGGCTTGCACCGTCTTTTCTCCACGCGTGTACGCGCGCCAATGTGTAGCAGTGAGCGTCAGCGCGAGAAATATCGCTGCAAACACGCGCCAATTGAGCAGTGCCGTCATGCCAACACCTGCTGCGCAATGGCATACAAGGCCAGCCGGTCATCCATGCCGTTCGTCCCGCCATTAATGCGCAAAGTAATCCGGTGAAAATCAAACACATCGGCCAACTCGTTGAGGCCACGATCTTGCCAAAACCAAGCCGCCGATCGGGCCGCCAGCTCAGGCTCTGCCAGCAGCTCAGGGTGACAGGTCAACTCCACCCCTAGCGCATCGCCCGTGGTCTGATAGTTGGCACGACCCGTGGTCTGGATCAGGCCCCGGCCTTTGAACTTGTAGCCGTCGCCCGGCTGCAGGTTGCCCAGGTCTTTGCGCCCCTCGTAGCGCAGTTGCGCATCAGTCGGCCCCCAAATTTCCACCGCCCAATGCAGGCCGCCGGACTCGTGGCCAATCTGCGCCAAAAATGCCGCCTGACGCGCCGGGGTGTCGATGTCAAATTCAGCCATCGCTAAATCAAGGTAAGGCTGATACTCGGTCGCTCGGTCGATGCGGGCGCCGGTGGCGCGGGCAAGGTCTTGTGGGGTCATGATTTACTCCAGGTGTAAAAAACCCGCTCAGTGGCGGGTTGGGTGGGTGGGAATATCGCTGGTGCGGCGCTTGGGTCGATGTCGGTGGTGCACAAACGGATGAGGCACCCCGCTGTGCCACAGGTCAGCCATCACGGTCTGCATGATCACAATCGCACTGACAATGACCAGCGTCACCACATCAGGCGCCCAGCCGTACAGCGGCGCGGCCAAGCCGACCAGCGCCGCCAAACCCACCAGCAGCAGTGCCAGGCGAATTTCTAGCCGCGTCGTGGTGTCGACCTTGATGGACCGGTCAAAAATCGACCAGAACAACATCACACACAATAGCTCCCAAAAAATCAGGCTCATGGCTTACCCCCAGTTGAAGAGATGACCCCCTGAATTCTTGTTTTTAAGCTGTCAATGATGTCCTGCCACTTATTGCCCAATGCCCCAATGGCAAAAGCAATGGCGGCATAGGCCTCGGTCACCGGCACCCCCAGCAGCGGCCCGATCCAGCCCGCAGTGATGGCTGTCAACACAACAGCCGTCAGCACACAACGCAGCATCAACCAAGCCCCAGCCAGGCGCGAGGCCAGCACCGCGTTTGACAGCGCCCACAAGCCGCCACCAATACTGCCCAGGATGATGACGATGTACGGCCCCGCCTGCGGGCCAAAAAAAGCCACCGCGAGGGTGACCAAAGAAACGCCAGCGACCGTGGTTTGAATGGGTTCAGTCATTTTCGGTACTCGCTCACGTTATTCCACAGCACCCAAAAATACAGGGCCGCAATCAACCCAAAGGCATAGATTGGCAGCAGCTCGTAAAAGTAAATTAAGCCAGCCAGGTAGACGCCTTTAGTCAGCAGCAAACCATTGAGCAACCCTAAGCGTTTGAACAGTCGGGCCAAGACCGGGTTGGCCTCGTAGCCCCCGCGCTCTATCACCATGATGGTGGTCACAACGTCACACACCAGCAGCGCAAATACCAAAAAGAACAGGGCAAGTTTCATCACAGCCCCAGCTTGGCTTTTTCAGCACGACCACCGGCGCGACACTCTTCAGCGTAGGCGTTGTAGGCCGCCATCTCTGGGCTCGGTGCTGTGCGCAACAGTTTGATTTCGTCGGCCATGCTATAGCGCTCAGCCACCGCATCCTGCACCCGCTGGTTGATCAGGCGCACATGCGGGCTGGCCAGCTTGATGGCGGCCAGCAAGTCGGCGGGCAGCGGGCTGGGTAGTAGCTCAATGCTGGCCACAATGGCGCCCGGTTGGTTGGTCGGCAACTCATAGCCTGCAAACAAGGCCACCACTGTGCGGCCATCCACCAGGGTGGCAATCTCCTGCCCGGCTTGCTCGCCTTGCGCCACCTCAGGCAGGCGCAGGCTGTGGGTGGTAACGGCGTCGATAAACTTCCGGTAGGCGATTAAAGAGGTCATGGTGCTTGTCTTTCAGGTAAGTTAAGAGAGGGTGAGGTGAACAGGTGCGCCGGGCATGACCCAAACGCGAAACAATAGATTCAAGGCGCCCCTTGCGAGCATCAGACCGCACGGCACTGATGATGCGCGGGCGCACAAATCGGGCTGTGGCCCAGGTACGAAATCCAACAAAGTTAGCCCCGCGTTTGACCGGGTGCAGGCTGTAGTGGCTAATCTCCAGCCCCAGCAGCGCCAGGTGCTGCCTGATGCCCGACAACCACAGCAACCCAGTCGCCCGATCGGGCGCCAGCATGATGCTGTCATCCATGTAGCGGCCGTAGTCTTTAACCTTCAGGCTGCGCTTGCAAAACTGGTCTAGGCTATTGAGGTAAACATTGGCAAACGTTTGACTCATCAAGTTGCCAATTGGCACGCCCGTCACATCTGGCCGGTAAGCAAACAAAGCCATGATGTCCAGCGTGTCGCTGCACTTGATGATGCGAGCCAGCAAGGCCTGCAACACCGCGCGGTCAATGCTGTAGAAGAACTTGCGCACATCCACATGCAGCACCCAGTCGGTGCGTGGCGCGCGACGCATTGCCGCCTGCAGCCAGTCAGCGGCCATGTGTGTGCCTTTGCCTACCCTGCAGGCAAAGTTGGTGCCGATGTAATGCGCTTCAAATACCGGCGAGGTCACGGCATAAACCGCGTGCTGCACCACCAGGTCCCGAAAAGCCGGGGCCTCAATCAACCGGGGCTTGCGCCCGTCGTGCACCATAAAGCGGTTGCACGGGCGCGGCTGGTAAGTCTGCGTCTGCAGTTCGTGCTGCAGGGTGGCCAGATTCGCCCCCAGGTTGCGGGTGAACTCAAAGCAGGCACGGTGGCTGCGCTTGTTGCGGCTGGCTTGGTGGTAAGCCGCCAACAGCGCCTCCATGGTGCAAATGCGCGGATACAGATTGCCTACGCGCTTCATGCCAAGACCCTCACGCCAATTTTCATGCGCAAGCCAACACGGGCCTGGCACATTACCAAAGGGCGATTGAGCAAAACATTTCGCCGTAAAGCACGACGAAGGCTCCCTCTTTGCCAGTCAGCACACGCTGCATAAGGCGTATTTGGCGAAGAGTCGGAGCGAAAGCCCACGTTGTTGTTCGAGTTGCCCCGGACGTTGTTCAGATTCAGCGCCCAAACCCCGGCAGTCGTGCCGTTGTTCCAGTTGCCGCCCGAAATCACACACAGCATGTCAAGCCTCCACCGCATCCATGGGCTCGCGCCCGTGAATTTCTGTATTAACCCAGCCGCCAATCATGCGGCCCAATTCATCCACCATGCGCAGGATCACCAAAAACCGGTGTTCTCCTGGTGCTTGCTCGTCCTTGCGCCCGGCACTGTAGTTAAACAGGCCAAGCTCATGGGCGAGGTGAATCATCATGCGCAGCTGCTCATGGCGCACATCGAGCTGGGTCAAAGTTGTTTTCTTGTGATAGCGCTTTTGGGCCTCCGTCACCAGGTTGTACACATCCAAATACGCCTGCCGAATGCCTTGCGTCAAGGTGTACTTGTGGCAGTTGGGGAAATGAGCCAGGTAGCCCTCCAACTGCGCTGCGAACAGCACCAGTTTGCGGTGCAAACTGGCCTCGGCGTGAATGGATTGTGTTTTTTGTGCCATGGTGCGGGTGCCCTAATCGCTATCGCTCAGGGCTATCAAAGATACGAGGCGGAGCGAAAGCCCACGTAGGTGTCCGAGTTGCCCCGGACGTTGGCCAGATGCAGCGCCCAAACCCCGGCAGCCGTGCCGTTGTCCCAGTCGCCGCCCGAAATCACACACAGCTCATTGGGGCGGTAATCCCATAAGCCATCCTGCCCAAACTGATTCGACCCACCCACGCCCGCCAACAAGGGAATGCCTGCGCCTGTAGCCTCCCAGGCGGTGCCGGTTGTGGTCTCGCTCAGCACTTGACTGGCAGAACCATAGGTTTTTTGGGTGCTGCTGGCGGTCAACGATTGATAGGTGGCGCCCAAACTGTTGTACATCGCTGCAATCCCCGTGGCGCCCCAGGCGTCAGTGGCCAGGGTATTGCCGCTGGTGATAGTGGCCACATCCACACTGGTTTTGACCAGGTAGAAGTTGGTGGCATCACTGGTCAGGCCCAACTCGACCTCCCACATGCAGCCGTTCAGGTCTGCCACGCCCGAGGTTTGGCCGTTGTGCGTCGTGCGAGCCAGCAAGTTGGCGCTGCCGGTTTTGCTGGAGTTATTGGCTGCGTAGCCATCCCACACAAACGATAGCGCGCCGTCGTTGGCATCGCCCAGCGCGTTGTTGTTGCAGCCTTTAGGGTAGTTGGTAGCGCCTGCGCTGTACCAGGCGCAAAACGTGGCGCTGCTAGAGGCTGCGCCATGCGCGTTGGCCAGCAAGGCCAAGGCGCTGCGGATGAACCGTGTGTTGCAAAAGAAAATGCTGCCCCGCGTCTTGGCCGCCGCAATCGCGCCATAGTAAGCATTCGCCGGGGCGCCGGTCAGTCCCGAGAATGGGTTGTGTCCTGCGGCACTCGACAGCGGGTTGCCGTTTTTCAGTGAGCTGGCAATACCGCCGCCGTTGTTGCTGGCCAAGTACTTATCCACAAACACACCCAGGCGAGCCGTGCCGCCGTTATAAAACGCACGGTGCAGCGCATAACCCGCTGTGTTGGCCGCAGCTACCGAGGCGTAGGCGCTCATGGATTGGATGTCGACAGCGTTGATGGCCAAGCCATTCGCGCCCGTGCCGTACTTGTAATAAAAAGCCGGGATCCACACCATGACCGAGCCGTCGGTGTACTGGTAGTTGCCGTAGGTGTCTGAACCGGGCTGGGTATGGCCAGGCAAGGGTGTGAACCCCGGCGCAAAGGTTGGGCAAATACCCACGCCAAACCCCGGCTGGCCCGCCACGCCAATGCTGTTGGTGGCGTTATTGATGCCCAGCACCTGAGACAAAAACAACTGCCCCACCAGCGTGTCAGGGCCTGCTGGCAGTTGCAACGCACCACTGCCCGCCACCAGGCTTGACGCGCCAACGGTCAACGTGGTAAAGCTACCCGCTGAGGCGTTTGCCTGTCCGATCGGGGTGCCGTCTACGCTGCCGCCCAGTTGGCGCATATGGCTGAGTAAATCCATGCAATTGGTGGCATCACATTCGGTGATCATCCGCCCACCCTGGATCACCGTAACGCCCGTACCCGCTGCGGTTTTGATGGTCAAGGTGAACGCGCCCGTGGTGTTGTTGTAGATAAAGAACTCACGCGCCGCCGCTGGCACGATGATGTTGATATTGGCCGTCAACACACCGGTAAACCACATGAATTGCGCACTTGCCTGCGCCGCCGTCAGTGTGACACTGGAGCCCCCGGCAACCGACAAACTCAACAACCCCGCGCCAACATCCGCCGCACCCAGGGCGGAAATATTGGCTCGCGCATTGCCTTGCTGCGTCGCCGTCAGGCTTTGCGCGGGCGTCGACAGCACGGCCGAGGCCAGCGCTGCATTAGCCGTCGTCAGTGTGGTTTTCACCTGGAGCGCTAAGGCCGAGGGCAGCAAGCCGATCGGCATGATGGCATAGGCCGCGCCGCTGGCAGTGGTGCCAAGGTAGTTGCTGGCCAGCGTCAAACCAGTGTTGCTTTGAATGCTCAGAATTTCATATTGCTTGCCATCGGGCGCGGCGTAAATATCCCCAGGGTTCAGTATCCCGGCATCCACCCATAAGGTGCTTGCACCGGTCACGGCGGGGGAGCCGTTAGTCTGGCTGGATGTGCCTGTTTTGTACCAAGTCATGATTTAGTTCCTTTGTGTAAGACGTAAAAAAGCCCTCACTCGGAGGGCTGGAATTAATTAGAAATTTTTTACAAGGGGGCGACCGGCCAGGAAATTTCCACGGGGAATCCGGGCTGCAGCGTTAAGTTTCTCAATGCGTCCCTATAAAGCACCCACGCTGTTTTTGAAGCCACTGGGGCGTCAGCCAGTTGGGTCCAGTCGGATCGGGCCAAGGCGTTATTTCTGGCGCTCCTTGCGGATTCAGAAATCAGATTGAGATTAACTGCGACAGGCGCAGGAGACCAGTGCTCCCCATCGAAAAAATCCCCCATCTGAAATCCATCGGGTAGATGGTGAAGCCTCACCCCGTCAATATCTTCAACAGAGTCAACCACGCAAATGTTGATGCAAACCCCGTTTTTAATCTCTGCTGCGTTCATATTTCACCCCTATACGACATATATTTTTACTTGGCCCCTGGCGCCAGGTTGACCCACCGTGGTACTACCACCGCCGCCACCGCCGCCACCGCCGCCACCGACAAGCAACCCCGCATAGGCTGGGTTTGTGTTCCATTGCCCCTTGCCACCAGATCCGCCGTACTGACCAGAGCCAAGCCCACCAGGCGGGCTCACATCCCCCATCAAGCCAGAAATTGTGTTGGCGCCAGAGCCGCCGCCGCCTGCTGAGCCGCCCGCGCCATTCGCGCCAGCGCCGCCACCATACCCACCCGTCGCAGCCCATGCTGTGCCACCATTGCCGCCGCCGCCCTGGCCGCCTGTGCCTCCAACATAGGGAGCCGATGTGTAGCCGCTTCCATTCCCACCCCTGCCACCGGTAAGCTGAGCAACAGTCCCAAATGAAGTGGTGCCCCCTTGCCCACCGACTGCGGTGGCCGCTGCAGCGCCGCCGCCACCGCCAATGGTGACTGAAACCGAAGACGGGAGATTTACCAAAGGAATGGTGAGCTGGATATATCCACCACCGCCGCCGCCGCCGCCACCACCAGAGTACCCACCGGCACCACCGCCGCCTGCACCCCAAATCTCGATCACGGCAAACACACCAAACCCGGGCTTCGTCCAGGCTCCATTGGCTGTGAATAAATCCGTCTGCGAATTCCCTATGCCACTGTAAAAAAGTTGACTCCCATCCCACTTTAAATAATTCGTAGAGCCATTACCAATGCTGAATTTCGGGGTCCCCCCATCATCACCCAACCAAAACCCTGTGCCGGTGTTGTAGGCGGCTTGCCCTTGCTTAATGCTGCCATTGGTGCCAACTGTCGTGGTGCCAATCGTGGCACTAACCGCGTCCAATCTCGTAACGTTTAGCCGATTGGCAGTGATCGACCCATCAATGATCAGGTTGCCATCCAATCCCATCGTGGTAGCGCCATTCACTAACCCCAGAGTGAAAGCCTGCTTGGGGGTGGTGAAACCCCCGGCGCCATCGGGCAACAAGAACAGAAATTTGTCAGCCAGCATGGCGATGCTGGCGCCACTCGCACCCGTAGCCAACTGCAAGCCTGCCACATGGCTATTGGCATCCACTTTGAGTGTGTATTGCGCCTCCAGCCCACCCACCTTGGCTGCTGTAGTGCTGGCCGATACCGACACCGCAGCAAAGTCACCAGTATCAAGCCGCGCCGAAATTGCGCTTGAAGCCAGCGCCAATGCGCCATCAGCCGTTGACCGGGTAGTGGTCTCGGTGGTGATCGCCGAAGTATTCCCTGACACCGTAGTTGACAAGGTGCTGATCGACGTTGCCAGCGCACTGTCAGCCGTTGACCGGGTAGTGGCCTCGGTGGTGATCGCCGAAGTATT